AATACGTACTAAACTACAAACTAAAATGGAACCAGATTTTGATACAGGTAACCTTCGTTATAAAGCTAGAGAGCGTTATAGCTTTGGGTTCAGTGATTGGCGTTCTTATTATGGCGCCGAAGGAGCATAAGAATTTTTCTCTATAACTAAACACTAAAGAGAGAAAGAAATAGGAGGATATCAGGGAGCTTAAAAACTCTTCTGATATCCTTTTTCTTTTTGTATCCTATTAAACTTTAGGGTATAATGTAGCTTGTATACATATAAGTAAGGATAGTAAAGATATGTCAACCAATGTTAGAGTAGCTTATAGAGTAGGCTCAGGTCCGTTAGTAGATTCAGTTAGTTCTGTAACTCTTTCAGGAACTAGAATTAGAGGTATAAACACTAGTGGTATAGGAACCTTTTTATTTACAGGTGTAGCTACAGATGTTTATGGAAATACTAAAGGTAGTAATATTAGATTTACAACTTTATCTGGTGATACAAATGCAGATATAGGTATTCCTGAACGAGGTGTATATATGGCTTCTGAGGTATTCCTCTCTGCGCCTACATCAGCTGCAACTGCCACAATCTTCTACGGTTAAGTCTTTATCATGGGTACTTATATAACCTTAGTTGATGACCTTATAGCTGCATGTGAGAATACAAGTGCTGAGTTTCTAGCCTATATTCCTAAAATGGTTGATAGAGCAGAGGAGCGTTTAGTTAAAGACTTAGACGACTCTGGGTTAACTATATATACAGCACTCACAGTGACAGTCAATGTTAATCAAGTTACCCTCCCAACTAATACTAGAATAGTTAAGAATATTAATATCGTTTCTAATGGCAGTAAGATTAACCTGCTAATGAGAACTGATGAATTTATTAATGATTATTGGCCTGTATCAGCATCAGTTGCCCAACCTAAGTACTATGCTAGAAGAGATAACACTACAGTATTAATCGCTCCTACTCCTGTAAGTACATATAGTGGTGAAGTTGTATCTGTAATTAAACCTGATACTTTAACTAGTGTAGCTCCTTCAAACTATTTTACTGACTTCGCTTATGATCTTCTATGGAATGCATCAATGGTAGAAGCTATGATGTTCCAGAAAGATTATCCTACAATGGCCGTCTTTCAGAATACATATAAAGAGTTACTTGATCTTCAGCGTAATCAAGCTAGAAGAACTAGAAGAGATGATATGCAAGCTCCATTAAGTCCTGTAGGTGGTGACAATACTTTAGCACCCGGCAGTCCTTAAATAATATGAAGCAAGTTCTAAAAGAGGAATTAATAAATGAACTCCTTAGAAAGAACAGTACTAGGTTAGCTAACAGTTTAAGCTATATAGATGTCCAAGAAATGGTATTGGACCTTGAATGGAAATTTGATGAGTATGAAGTTAAGACTGTATGTCTGCAAAAGAAACTAGATATGATACATAGTCTTACAACTGATACTAATTATGAAACTTCAAGAGAAGACAACCCTAGTAAGTTACTTTCTAAGATTCATTACATATCAAGCAGATAATAAATAAGGAGAGATTAATGCCTAAACTAGGTAATAAAAAGTTTTCGTATGATAAAAAAGGTTTAGCGGAATACACGACAGCTAAAAAGAAACTTGAAAAGAAGAAGAAGAAAACTAAGAAGAAGACTAAATCTAAGAAGACTTACGCTTAAGGGATATTAAATAACATGGCTACAAGTGGTACTTATGACTTCAGTATGGACATCGATGAGGTCATACAAGAAGCATTAGAGAATATAGGTGGAGAGCAGACACTAGGTAATGAGCCTGTATCAGCCCGACGTTCAATCAATCTATTATTACAAGATTGGCAGAATCGTGGTATTCTTCTATGGACTGCAGGTACAACTTCAGTATCCGTTAGTACTAGTGTAACCTCTTATGCTCTTACATCATCTACCTTAGATGTAACAGAAGCTCTTATAACTAGAGACAATACTGATATTCAGTTAACTAGAATTAGTATGGAAGAGTACGCTAAGATTCCTAGAAAAGGTCAGACAGGTAGACCTTCTCAATATGCTGTTAGACGAGATAGAGATAATCCTACGATTTTTCTCTGGCCGATTCCTGAGAATACCACTGATCTTCTAAAGTTAGAACAGATTAAGTATATTCAGGATGTGAATAAATCAGCTGTTCAAACTGCAGATATATCAAGAAGATTTGCACCTTGTTTGACAGCTGGCTTATCATTTTACATGTCAATTAAAAGGCCCGGTATTCCTGAAGCTAGAGTTAACTTTCTTAAGATGGAATATGAAGAGCGTTTAGCTAGAGCTATGAATGAAGATAGAGAAAGATCAAGTGCTTTCTTTTTACCTAGACTTAACTTACCTTAAATATTATGGCTAGTACTAAAAGAGCATGGGCTATATGTGATCAGTGTAGTTTTAGATATGCTTATAGAACTATGAAGATGAATAGTTATGGTATGCTTATATGCTCTAATTGTGACGATGGTTATTATGATTTAAAGAACCATCCTCAGAATTTATCACCTAGAATTAAACAAGGTGAAGAGTTTGTTAATAATCCTAGATCACCAGACAACTCTGATAGAGATTAATGGCTAGTAATAAAAAAACATGGGCTATATGTGATCAATGTAGTTTCAGGTACCGCCGTAGAACTATGAAGATAAATAGTTACGGTATGCTTATGTGCTACAGCTGTAACGATGGACGTTATGATTTAAAGAATCATCCTCAGAATTCACCTCCTAAAAGTATATATGATTCAGAATTTATTAAAAATCCTAGAGCGCCAAATAATTCTGAGAGAAATGCGGAGTGGCAGACAATTAATACTCAATGGCAAGACCTTACTGAGGATTGGAATATATTATAGATGGCAACATTAACAGGTCAACCAGTAGCGACTACCTTCAAAGACTTACTCCAGATGGGAAATTCTGGTGAAGGTTTAACTGGTACTACACGAACAGTTCAAGATGGTGACGGTACTAATTCGCCACTACAGTTAAGTAGTGATGCTGTAAATATGAATGGTACATTTCAGTTAAACGGTGTAACCTTAACTGCTAGTGCTACTGCACTTAATAACACTATAACTAGTTCAACTACATCGTCACTTGATAATAGTATTGTCACATATGATGGTACTAGTGGTAATACTTTTCAGGATACTGATGTAACTGTTGTAGGTGGTGTTCTAACTCTTAAGAATGCAACTAGTCCAACAATCAATGTAGGGTCTACAGCTTTATCAACTGGCTCAGCCGTTATAAAAGTTGGTAATGCTCGTACAGGAGATGGTGCATCTTCTATTGATCTTATTGGTGATACTACTAATTCAAGTTATGGACTACGCCTTATTCGTGCTGGAGGTGTTAATGGTTCATCAGATATTCTACATGTAGGTACCGGAGTTTTCGGTATTACCGCGACTAGTGAAATTGAACTTAATGCTACAACTATTGATATCAATGGTACAGTAGATATCAGCGGTATTACAACTATAAATAATAATCTTATAGCCACTGGTACTGCAACTATCAGTGGTGTTTCTCAATTTAATAGTGCTGTAAATATCGGTATAGATGGTACTGGTAAGGACTTAAAAGTATTTGGTCCTACAGCAGGTTCTTTTATGGAGTTTGACGCAACTCATAATAAGCTTCATCTTAAATATGATACAGCATCTTCTAGAACTGAACCCTTATTACATCTTCAAAGTACACGTTCAACTAGTACTGAAGAAATGATGAGAATAGAAGGGGGTACTGACGCACAACCATATATTAGTTTTTATAATCCTGATGGTGCTTCTCCTACTGTTATAAAAGAGCACGCTAGAATACAGTGGGATACTCTTAATGATCGAATGATCTTTGGTATTGCACCTAGAGTTTTAGGTGCTACTGGTACTCAGTATAAATTTGGATTTTCAAATGCTGGAAGTCTTACAAATCCTTCTAGTGACTTCGTGATTGAAAGAAATTTAATTACTATAGGAATTAATGTTACAGGAAATAGAGCTGATTTAAGAGTTTGGGGTGATTCATTATTAGCTGGAGTAGAGTTTACTAGTCTAACTGGAACTGGGTCAGTAGCTGTTACTAATATATTAGACGAAGATGATCTAGCATCAAATAGTGCTACAGCTTTAGCTACACAACAGTCCATTAAGGCTTATGTCGATGCCTCTGGTGGTGGTGGTGGTGGTGGTGCT